TACAAACATTTTAATAAATTCATAAAGAGCATCTTCAATACTTTGATTACTAATTTTATCACTGTATTTAAGTTTATCTTCTTTGTAGGATAAATTCGTTCCCAATTTATGTTTAATAAATTCCACAAACATTTCCGGATGACGTTCGATATCTTTACAAATTACAGGTAAATTATTAATTGTCATTAAAGATCTTTCTCTAACAATATTAAGAGGGGTCATTTTGTAACGATAATTTGGATCTTCAATTGATAATTTAAGTCCTCTGATATTTATTTTATTCATGATATATTAATATTATTGATTTCTATTGTATAAATCGATAATATAATTTATAAGATCATTTTTTGATTAGCTAATTATATATCTTAGTATAAAATATAAATAAAGTAATTATAACCTATGGGAGGAGGCGGAAGCGATTCAAAAAGCAAAACTAAGCAAAAATCAAAAACAACTGTCGTGAATCAATCTGATTTGAATTTGTTAAATTCTACAATGAATAGTACTATAGTTAATACTGTAGTTAAAAATGTGCAATCATGTTCAGCATCATTGATAGCAAGGCAAAATCTAGTGGTAGCAAATGTGCACACGACAGGAGATATAGTTATAGACTCAAAACAAGCTCAAAATGCGTATTTAGATTTTAATTGTGCACAATCATCTGATGTTAGAAATGATGTAATATCTGAATTGACAAATACTATTATGGCAGATATACAAAACCAGTATGATAATAATGTTTTATCACAATTTGACGCGATAGCTAATTCTAAATCCAAGAGTGAGTTTGGTTCATTATTGAGCGGTGATTCAAAGTCAAAATCTAAAACAGATCAGGATAGTAAAACAGATATTAGTAATTCTTCCACGCAAAATTTACAAAATATTGTTAATAATGTTGTTAATGCTAGTTTTACTAATGAAAATTATGCGTCATGTGTAGCTAAAGTTGTTGCAACACAAACACAAATTTTTAAAGATTTATCAGGTAGATCTTTTAAATTAACTTCTGATCAAGACCAAGCAGTTAAACTTTTTTCAAAATGTATTCAAGCATCAGGAGTATCTAATCAAATAACTAGTACATTAACTAATTTATTAGATATTAAAGTAAAAACAGATGTAGCTAATACAGCAACAACAACTCAAAAAGCGGAAGCTACTTCTGAATCAATTGGAGGAGGATTGTTTCAAGGTATTGGTGAGGGTTTAGCTGCACCAATTGATGCACTGTTATCACCATTGAACAATTTATTAAGTGGTTTGGGCTTAGGTGCACTTGGTGGCGCGCTAACACCATTAGTAGGATTATGTGGAACAAGTAGTGTTTGTTGTTGTGTATTAATACTTGTATTTTTAATAATTAAATTCTTGTTTTGAATAAAAAATAAGATAAAATGTTACTAATCTTTGTTATCAAATATGTCGTAACTCATTAGAATAGTTGTGCGATCTTCTTCGCTTAAAGCATATAAATTTGTTACAATCAATTCTAATTTTTCATTATTTGCAAGTATTGTTACATATTTGGAGATAAATTGATCAAATGTCATAACATAAATTTGTGATAATATTTTTTTCATTTCGTTTGTTATTTTATTTAAATCAATGTCTAAAATATCTTTGGATTCAATATTTGATTTATAACCAGATTTATAATCAAATTCATAATCAGATTCAGATTCGGATTCGGATTCGGATTCGGATTCGGATTCTGATTCTGATTCTGATTCTGACTCGGATTCGGATTCTGATTCGGATTCAGATTCAGAATCAGATTCAGATTCGGATTCAGACTCGGATTTAGCTTTAATAAAGTTATTCTTACTATTATTAAACGTTCTTTCTTTTTCAAGTTCTTGATGTAGTTTGATAATTCTATCTGTCATAAATACAATACTAAGTTTTGTTACAACTTCATCATATTTAATTTTAAACCTATTAATTTCAAATTTTTCATCATTTTCCTCTTCATTACTTTCTTTTTCATTACACACTTCTTTTTCAGTTGTTTCATTCGCTAAAATTTTATTAAAATCTTGTTCTGAAACAACAGTACAAAAATCTGAATAATCTGAAATGTAAGTTATAATTTTCATCATTGAAAAATCGCAATTACCAATTAAAAGAGAATCCTTAATTGTTTCTTCAAAACTTAATCTAACATTTAAAGTATTTTTGATGTACAAATATAAGTTTGTATTTTCGTTAAAAATTAATTTTAGTTTAAGGTCACCATTTTCAGAACCTAAAATAATCATTTCCAAAGATTCTTCGTGCTCGAGAATAAAACATAATTCTGTAATTAAAATATGTACGTAAAAACATAAATCGACACTAATAAATTCACCGCTACAATATTCATTTAGATTTGTGTGATTTTTTAAAAGCTCAAAAACTTCATTAAAATGTGCAATATGTACAGCCAAAAGAATAGTATCATTGTCAGAAATATCAACAATAGCTTTAATTTTTTCTGAAATATTTTCAGTACTATCAATTACTAAATAATGATGCATCGCGTCTTCAGAAAGATGTAATTCTAAACTAGAATTTGAAAAAGAAAATCTAAATCCTCCATTCATTGTGTTAACAATAAAAATATCTTTAAATCCGATAGCTTTTAAATTTCGAATAAATGACAAAATTTCTGGATTTAATAATGTTCCAATATTATCATCCACAACTGAGGTAAAATAACTAGCAGTAAAGTCATCAAAATAGTATCGAATTGTACACATATTTGTATTAGGAACAATTAGCGAGATATAATTTTTGTTAAAATTAGTTTCTTCAATAACTGTTAAATCTTCTGCAGTTTCAAAAAAATGCACTTTATTAGGTATTTTGTCTCCTTCTGTCCATCTGTCTCTAGATTGAAGAAAATCGTAAATTTTTCTTTGAACATGATTTTTTAACATTGAATTGAAAGCAGACATTATTAATAAATTCCAACCAATTTACAAATATACTCTATTTTTAAGATAATCTAGAACAATGGAATTTCATTTTTTTATTTTAAATATCTTCCAGTATTGTCAATAAATAAATTATTTAAACTGTTTACAATTATATTTTGATTTGCAGTACTGAATATTACATCATAAAAGTTATTTTCTGAAATATTAAAAGAACGCAATAATTTATTTTTTTCACTATCCAAATGAGAAGCATAAGAACGAATATAATCATTAAATTTTTTAGTATTTTCAATGTTAGTTTCTGTTACTTCTTCAGAACTAATATAGTTAGTTTTTGAAGTATTAAAATTAGTTATTATTTTGTCGATCGAAAATTTTATGAGTTTATGAGGATGAATATCCGGATTTATTAATCGTAATTCCAAATACCAGAAGCACCAAGCTAAACAATAACCAAAAGGATCGTAAGCTTTTTTAACTTGCACATTATCATCATTACTAATAGTTTGAAAACTTACTAGATTCCTATCGATTTTATTTCTTAAATACTTTATATTAATAATCGGTTTCAATATTCTAGTCAATTTTTTCTCTAATATATCGTCCAATGATTCTGTATTTAATAATGTGATACTACCATACGGATCAAATCTATCCACTATTCCAGTATTTTTATCAATTAATAATATATTAGCATGTGTACTACTATTTGTAACAACTAAAGAGATTTTACACATAATAAATCTCGTTTTTGAATTTACATTCATACATTTTTTAATATAAAAATCAAAATCAGGATGTATATAATATTCGTCAGGTGATTTCCAAAGTATTATGTGAGGAAGGAAACAATAAAACATATTTGTGTAATTAGATACGATATCAAACACAGTATTATTTTTATTGTAATAAAAACTTAGTATTCGTAAATCATTATTCTTTTTATTTGATTGATCAAACTGAAATGGAATTACAAGATTCGCGTATTTTAAAAAGATTGTTAAAGTATAAATTATGTTGTAAAGGGGTGAAGTGAGAAATGATTTTGGTTCAGTTTGTTTGTAAGAAGGAAAGTTAATTTTTGATACTTTTTCATTTATTTTTAATGTTTTATTTTGTTTTTGTTTTTGATTTTTATGATCTAACAAAGCTTTAAATACTTTAGTGTCAAATTTCTTTTGTAATATGTCTAAAGGTGTATCATTATTAATATTTTTTTTATTGATATTTGAATTTTTATTAACTAATACTTGGAATATAATATGATAATTTAAAGTTGGATCTTTAATTAAAACTTGATGTGCAGCAGTATTTAAATATTTATCGCAAAGTCTACAATCATAACCATATTCTAATAGTAGTGATATTATATTTTCATTACCATTATTAATAGCTATAAACATTGGATCATGAAGAGCATAAGATCCTTGTTGATTTGGATTAGCACCATATTGTAATAAGAGTTTTGTAATATCTACGTTATTCTTTCTTACAGATTGTGATAAAGCTGTAACGTAATTTGCGTCTTCTGTTGCCAGATTAATTGTATTATGACTCAACAAGAATTGAATGATATTGATATCTTCTTTGTTAATAGCATAAATTAAAGGTGGATTTTTAAGTGGATAATTTAAATCAATATTGTTATGAGTGACAATGTAACTTAGCAATTCTAACATAAAGGGGTTTTTAGAATGAGAATTAATAATTGCGTGAATAATCGTTTGCAAGTTATTGTCAACTGCATAATAATCAATATTATTAAATTCATGTACTATTTTTTTTATAATTTTATTAATAGTACTATCTGAATTACTATTTTTGATTAGATAAAATACAACGGATTTTGATTTATTATTTTGAGCATTAATTAAATCAGGATAATTACCCAAACATTTAAACAATAAATCATAGTTTGCATTTTTTACTAATAAATGCAGACATGTTTGTCCATCTGAATCTAATTTACGAAGAGACGATGGATCATGTTTAGATAAATACACAAGTATTTTATTACCTTGTTTTCCATGATTTACAGCTATATGAGCTATCGTATTTCCTTGATTTATTTTATTTAAATGATCTAATTTATTGTTTTTAATTAAATCAAATATTTGATCCCATTTATTACTATTAATTAATTCTATGATATTTATCATTTGTATATCATTAATGTAGTTTTTGTTATAGCCTATCCAGCTTTTATATATTGACTTAAATTTTTTTACCATTTGAAGTAAAAACAAGCATGACAAAAGTATAGAGTTGATTTAATAACACTTTTAAAATAAAAAATAGATAAATAAATTAGGATAATCTTTTAATTCAAAGATATTTCGTTAAACTTGAATAAAATATTATTAACCAAGACACATTGGACAATCTGGTTTATCAAAAGTTTTGCTATAAGATTTAGTTGTTTGTGATTTACCAAATCTGCGAATTGGATAATCAGTTCCATTTGCAATATTATATGCTTGTCTTTCCTTTTCTATTTTTTTAACAATAGACATATCTAATCCGAATTTAATGGGATCAGCAGCCGGTTGACTGTGTAAATAATACAATCCAGTTTTAATTCCTCTTTTCCATGAATAAACTAGTGCGCTGTGCAATTTTAGCGTATCCGGTTGAGTAAAATACAAATTTAAACTGTGACTTTGATCAATAAATGGAGCTATTGATAATGCTCTATTTATTATCGGTCTTGATCCAAGTTCAAAAGCAGTTTTAAACATTTTTTTTATATGATCTGGGATTTCTGGAATATATTGTATTGATCCATTATCATACATCATCGTATTAATTACTTTTTCATTCCATAATCCTAATTTAATTAATTTTTCAACCAAGTGTGAATTAATAACAGTAAATACTCCTGCCATTGTTTGTCTTAAATATAATGGATAAGTATAAGGTTCAGTACATTCATTATTATCCATGATTTGCGATGTACTTGCAGTTGGCATGATTGTTGTTAATAAACTATTTCTAGTTCCATATTTTTTAATATCTTCAATAAGACTTTCCCAAGGTAATCCAGCAGTCAAATCTTTTTCTGTTAATCCCCACATATGATATTGTAAAATTCCCTGAGAGAATGGTGATCCTTCAAAACTTGAATATGGACCATCTTTCTTAGCTAGCTCACAAGATTCCAACAAAGTTGCATAATACATTGTTTCGGCTATTTTTTTTGACAATGCATCTGCTTCTTCTGATTCGTAGGATAAATCTAACATACAATACATATCAGCTTTACCTTGAATACCAATACCAATTGGTCTATGTGACATATTAGAATTCTTAGATCTTTCTGAAGGATAAAAATTTCCATCAATAATTTTATTTAAATTATTAGTAACAATTCTCGTCACTTCAATTAACAATTCATAGTCGAAATATAATTCACCCTTTTCATTTCTTTTAAGGAACTTGGGCAAACAAACTGAAGCTAAATTACAAACAGCGGTTTCATCTTCATTAGAAACTTGCATAATTTCTGTACACAAATTACTTCCCTGAATTATGCCAATATTTTTTTGATTACTTTTATGATTTACATTATCTTTGAACATCATGTAAGGCACTCCTGATTCCCAAAGACAAGTCAGTATATGATCCCATAATTCACCAGCAGATACTTGTTTGACATATTTACCTTCAGATTCATATTTCATATACAATTTTTCAAATTCATCTCCATATGTTAAATTTAATCCAGGACACTTATTTGGACACATTAATGACCAAACATCTTTATTAAGAACTCTTTTCATGAATAAATCATTAATCCACAATGCAGGAAAAATATCTCTTGCTCTCAATTCTTC